TTAGATCCATCCTCCGCTTGATGTTTGAGTAAAGGCATAGTCCGCATGCCGGCTGTCGATAACAAGGTCGTCTTCAAGTCCGGCAAACCTGCCGCCATTGCGCCGCAAGACCGGCGTTATGGCTCCGGATTGGTTGGTGATGCGCAACTGCTCCTGCGGTGCTGCTCCGGCAGGCATCAGGCACACGCTCAAGGGATGTTTGATGATGTAGTGCATCCCCACGACCAACAGGTGAGGGCCTGGCGTGGTGAGTTCCTGCTGGGGCATCGAGAAGGCAGACCCAGTGAGCCGCCAGCCGGAAGGGTCTTGCGCCGGGTCGATCGTGCTGACAGTGGTTCCGGCTGGCACACGCCGGTACGTCAGCAGGGACAAGGGGGACCAGACTGCTGCGCCCTGCTCGTAGTTGCCAGATGCCCAGCGGCGAGCGCCTGCGACGATGGCCGCGTTCTGCGCGCTTTGCTCTGCTGCGATGGCCGCAGACTGAGCGGCATTTTTATTGCCCTCGACCGTCAGCATGGCCTGGGCCATTTCCGTCAGAAACGTCGTGAGCCACGTCACCAGGCCCGCCGTCCAGTTACGAAAGCCCGTCAGCCAGTTCAGATAGACATCCGTCTTGACGTCGAAGACGTCCTGCGGGTCCGTGCGACGATTCGGGATCGCCACCGATTCCTCGGGTGCACTAGGTGGGGGGGTGAAGTTCATCGTCTTCCAGTCCTTCAATGGTTAGGTTGCAATCGGAGAAGCCATGGGCCACCAGAACCTGGTCGAAGCCCGTGATGTAGCCGTAGGTGGTGAGCACGCCGTAGCCGCGCGCACCTATCCAGACGACCGGTCTGGCGCGATACGCCAGGATTTCGTTGCGCACGCGCTCGTACTGCGTGCCGTGAACGAGGACCTGCAGCTTCAAGCGGTCGCTGTAGGCGCCGGGCTCGGCCATCCAGCCGCCCCAGTCGTCGCGCTTCTTGATGCTCCAGTCGTCGAAGCTGACCGAGGGCCGCCACTGCGTGTTGCCCAGCCAGACGGCACGGCCGATGACGACTTCGGCGCAGCGCGCCTTGGCCCCCAGGTTGGCGATGCGTATCGTGATGCTGGCTTGCGTGTAGGCCGGCAGTCCCGAGATGGACAGCTTTCGTTCACGCTCTATGGGGTTGAAGAAGTAGCCCCAGTGCGAATTGCCCGAAGGGCGCAGCACCAGGCGCTGCCCGCTGTGGAACACCTCGCCGGCCACGGGGTCGGTCATCACCACCTCGACCGTGTGCGCCTGCAGGCCCAGCAGCTCGATGTCCGTGACCACGCGGCCGGGCTTGATGGTGACCTCGATGAGGTCATCGGCCTCGGTGTACGAACCCAGGCTGGCATCGAACATGCGCAGCCGGTTTTCCACACCGCGCCTTTGCCACTTGCCTTCCGAACTGGCGGGGTCATTGCCGGTATTGCTGCCGGCCATGCTGCGCCAGATCACGCGCGAGGCGTCGATGATCTCGTCGTTGAGCGCATAGGCCTTGCTGGCGGACCAGGGCTGCAGGCCGCTTGCGGCGACGTTCGTGCTCATGTTGTCCAACGTGATAGGCAGGGGCGGCACAAATCCCATGCCGCGTGTGAATTCATCGTTCATGCGGTCTCCCTTTGCTTGACGCCGATGGCGTCGCTCTTGCGAGCCATCTTTTCGAGGCTTTGCAGCAGCACGATCTGCTGGCGCCCCAGGTCATAGGTCAGACGCTGCAGGGACTCGAGGGCCCTGTGCAGGTCGCCGCCCTGCATACCCTCCAGCAAGCGCCGCGTCTGCTGGGCGCTGTGGATCCGTGAAGGTCCGGTGAACTCGAGTTCGGGGCCGTTTTCCCCGACCAGGCGCAGGCCGCCGAAGTGCTCGCCACCCGAGGCGAAGCGCGGAATGCCGAACTGGTCCAACGCCGCCAGCACGTCGCGCTCCGAGTAGCCATACAGATAGGCAAGATCCAGCGCCGTGCCCCCCTGGGCCTTGATGTCATTGGCCAGTCCCACAAGGTCTCCGGTGCCGTCGTACTTATGGAAGGTTGGCGACAGCGCATCGAGCTTCTTGACTCGCTCGGGATCCGTTTCGTAGTCGTAGATCGCGAAGCCATCGCCGAGCACGGCAACAGGCATCTTGTACTTGCTGTGCACGGTGGAGCTGCCACCCCCACTTCCAGGACCTGGCCCAGGACCAAAGTCCGCCCCCCCGCTGCCGCCACCGGAACCGCTTTCACCAGAACCAGCACCACCTCCGGTACCAGCTCCTTCCTTGAGCAGTGCCGCGCGGAATTCCGCCCATGCGAGATCGGACGACAGCAGCCGCGTGTCGATACCACGCGCTATGTCCAGCGCCTCCTTCTCGGTCTTGAGCAGCCGCTCCAACGCATCGACCTGGCTTTTTTCCTGCTCCAGAATCAATTCATCGGCAGACAGCTGTTCGCCCGCCGCGTCATGCAGCACTTCGAGCTTGTTGGCCAGGATCAACTGCGCGGCCTCATAGTCCAGGCGCGAGCGGAAGCTGCCCGAGGAAATACCGCCGCGCGCAACCGAGACGGCCTCGCCGATGTCAGCCGATTCGGGCAGATAGCCCGTGCGCCGGTACGCAGCCAGTGCCTGGTCAATGACCTCGTTGGCTCTGGCCAAGGCCATGGCCTGGGTGCTCTCGATCTGGCCGCGCAGTTCGACGACATGCCCGCGCAAGGTGTCCATGAGGGCGCGCTCGGTATCCACGCGCTCCTGCGCGACATCGATGCGTGCCTGTATGGCCGAGCGCTCCGCATCGACGGAACGCTGCAGCAGGCTCCACGCCGCATCCGTATCGGCCTCGTTCTTCTTCTTCGCCTCCTGCGCCTGCTCCTCCTGCTTGCGCTTGGCTTCCTCCGCCTGTTTGGCCGAAGCCGCCGCAGCATCCTCGGACGTCTTGGTAACGGCCTTGAACGTGTCGTTGAGCTTGAGCAGCTCGGCAGCGGTCTCGGCCGAAGATTTGCCGGTGCCGCCGATATTGCCGATCAGCTTGTCCATACCGGCGGTGAAGTCGGCCAGCGACGTGCTGGTGTTCGCCAGGTTCTCGAGATCGGCCGTGAGTTTTCCGATATCGCCCGTACCTTCTACCAAGGTGGTGCCGATCAAGTCCCTGAAGGCACCATTCTTGGCCATGTCCTTGAGTCCTTGCGTGCCCTGGACCTTTGAGATGGCGTCCTTCAATACCTTGGCATTCGCCTCCTCGGAGTTGGCTGCCTTGAGCTTGTCCTCCACCAGCTTGCGGAACCGGGCCTGGGCGTCGTCGGCATCCAGGTCGATGTCCACGCCCAAGTCCTTGAGCTTGCTGCCCATCTCGCGCTTGGCGATGGTCTTGCGCTCGTCCTCGCTGTAGAAATTCTGGTAGAAGCTGCCGGCGTTGGCGTTCAGCGCCTCGATGCCGCCCGAGGCCTTGATCAGGGACTCGAAGGCCAGGTCGGTCAGGTTGGCAAAGCCCGTGATCTTCTTGCCCAGTTCCTCGAAGGAGCGGCCGATCAGGTCGATGGTCTGGAAGGCGGCCTGCAACGCCTCGACATTGGGTGCTTCGCCCAGCGAGTCCAGCGTGGTGCGCATCCAGCTGGGCAGGTCCGCCTTCTTGAGTTCGGACACCAGCAGGGAACCGGTCTGGCCCAGGAAGGCCTTGTAGGCCTCGTCCGGGTTGTTGCCCAGCGAGCGGTTTTCGAAGCCGGCCAGCACTGTGCCCGTCACCTTGTCGATGATCTTGGCATAGCCGTAGGCATCCTCGTCGGTGTACTTTCCGTTGACGGCAAAGCCGCCGACCAAGTCAATGCCGCGCGCGCTACCCGTCGCGTATTTACTGAGGGACCCATAGACCGAGGCCAGGCCATCCAGGCTGGTCTTGAGCTGCTTTTCGACGGCATCGCTGTGGCGCTGCGTCAGATCGTCATACCAGTCTCCGGCCGCACGGCCGAACAGCTGTTCGGCAGCCTTGTCGTTGCCGACGCCAGCGGTGCTGTAGGCGGCACCGGCGTGGTTGGGGCCGCGGGAGCCGAAAACATCGCTGCTGAGCAGCGAATACAGTGCCAAGCCCCCAGCGATCCATGGCATCGCAGCGCCCAACCCCATTGCGCTACCCGCGGTTCCGGAGCCCAGCCCAGCGCCGATGGAGCTCGCACCTGCCCCGGAGGCAGTCAAGCCCAGCCCGCCTCCAGCCGTAAGGCCTAAACCGCCTCCAGCGGTCAACCCAAGACCTGATGCAGCTGCTGTCGAACCGCCGAAGCCAAGCCATCCCCCAACGGTTCCCGCCAGACTGCCTAGCATTCCGCCGCTGCCAGCCAGAGACAAAAAGTTGCCTGCGTTGCCGGCCAACCCGAGCAAGCCGCCTGAACCTGCCCCGCCGAGCCCCAGCGCCGCGCCAAGGTTGCCGATGAATCCTTGCAGTTGCGCTATCACAGGCATGACAAGCGGCCGCGCGAACGCCTTGTACATCTCATCGGCCACCGTGGCCTTGAACGTCGCGCTCAGGTTCTTGGTGAACGTGCGCCAGCCTTCCGTACCGTTGGCCAGCATGTCTGCGAAGCCCTTGCGGAACATCTCGTCCATCTGGTCAACGGACTTTTGGGTTTCCTGCATGCGGGTGCGCTCGGCGACATTGGCCTTGGCTTGGTTCGCAGCGGCCGTGGCGTCTTCCTTGAGCTTCTGGGCGGCAGCGGCATCCGTGGGATTCTTGGCCGCGATGTCCTGCAGCTTTTTCTGGAGATCTATCTCGATCCTGTACTGCGCCAGGGCAATCTCCCGATCGCGCTGCGACATGGCGGCCAGGGACTGCTCGAACTGGGTCGCCTCGTTGGCCTCCTTCACGCTTTGCGCGTACTCGGCCACCATGCGTGCCGAGTCGTTATAGCCTTTGACCCTGGCGAGTTCGCGCGTGGCATCGGCCTCTTTGCCCACGGCCTCGGCGACGTCCTTCGAGCATCGGACGCTCTCTTGCTTGGCTGCGTTGTCTTGCAGTTCCGCGATGGTCTTTTCGACCTGCTCCTGCCGCAGCTGTCCCAACGCATCGCCAGTCAGACCGATCGCGAGGGTCTCCTGCCGGGCGAGGTCCAGGTTCTTTTCTGCCAGTTCGGCCTTGGTCTGGTGTTCCTTGACGAGCTGCGCCACCTCCTGCTGCCTTTTCTGCAGTTCCTGATCGCGCTTGAGCTCCTCATTGTCCTGCTGCGTTCTGGCTGGCACGGCCGGTGGCGCGTAGCTGACGGTGCGGGGTACCGCAGGCGGCTCTTTCTTCTGCGCAGGCGCGTCGGTTTTCTTGCTTTGCTCCTGCGGCTGTGGCTGTCCCACCAGCGGCGGGTTGATGAACCCGCGGCCGCCGCCTGCATTGCGCTGACCCTGTGCCGCCATCAATTCGCGCTGCACCTGCTGCAATTTTTCGACCAGGCGCTGGGCATCGTCATGGGCCGTGCGCACCCACACATTGCGCGATGTCGCTGCCCCCTTGGCCTGCAGCATCTCCAATTCAGCCCTGGCGCGCGGAAGCTCCTTGGCCAGATAGGCTGCCTTTTCCGCATTCGACTGGAAGGCCGTGCTGATGTATTGCAAGCCCACCGCGCGCCCGGCTATGTTGCCCAGGCCGCTGCTGATCTGGCCCAGGAAGCCCGACCCGTTGTCACGTGCGCGCGACATGGACTCCGAAAAGGCGTTCATGTCGTTGGCCGCTGCATTCATGCCAAAGGAGATCATCTGGCTGATGCCGGAATCTCCCACGGCGGACTTGAGCTTGCCCCAGGCGTTGGCCATGCGTTGGGTGCCGGCATCCAGCCTGTCCGCCGCCTTGTCCGTCCCCTCCCCCAGGGAGCTTTGCAGCGCCTGCGAGAAACGGGGCAGAAAGTCCTGCGTCACGACCTCGCCGGTCTGCAGCATCTGGGAGAACCGCTCCTGTGTCACACCCAGGGCCTGAGCGCCGACCAGCGCCGCATCCGGGATATGTCCCAGTTTCTCGCTGAAGTCCGACGCGCCTATCGTCCCCTTGCCCATCAGGTCGAGTACGGCTGCCAACGAGGCATTGCCCTGCTCCACGGAAAGGCCCATGGCCGCGTTGGCCGAGGCAATCCCCGTGAAGATGGTCTGCACCTGCGCGCCTTCCAGCGCCGTACCTCGCGCCTTGGTGGCGAAGTCGGCGTAGGCCTGGCCGGTGGCATTGAGCTGCAGACCAAGCCGATCGGCCAGGGCCGTGACATAGGCCAGGTCCTGCGCGCCCTTGCCGCCGGTGGCAAGGTCCAGCCGCGTACGCAGATTCTCTGTCTGGGCACTGGCCGTGTAGAGGGCCTCTCCCACCTTGGCCGCCGAACCCGCCACCTCCAGCAGGGCATTGGCGCGGCCGGCAATCTTGCCCATGGAAGTAGACAGGCTCTCGATATCGACGCTGGCACGCGCCGACACAAGTGCCGTGTCCGTTGAGGCACCTGCGAACTGCGACATGCCGGCATACGCCTGCTGCAGCTTGCCGTGGAGTTTGTCGAGCTCCTGGGAGAACTGGGCATTCTGCGCACGCAGCTCGCTCAGGCTGGGCGTCTCGGCGATGCCTATGCTTTTGACCGCTGTACTCATGCTGATCTCTGTTCGGTATGCTTGACCGCTTGTGTTTGTCTTGAAAGGCCGGAGCCGAGGCCCCTATGCCTCAGCCCCGGTTGAGCTGGCGCAGCGCCTGCGCCTCCAGTACCTGCAACTGCGCGAAGACCTCGCCGCGCTGCGCGGCGGGCACCGCGTAGCGGCGCATCACGATCTCGACCCCGGCGTAGTCCAGCCCGTCCCAGTGCCAATGGCCCCAGGGCGTGGCCGTCCTGCGCCACTGGGTGGAGCAGCCGAGGTACACGCTCCAGGCCATCGCATGCTCCGGCCACAGTTCGTAGTCCTCGGGGTGCTGCCGTTGCAGATCGCCGGGCACCATCCGGTCGGGGTCGATCCCCATCTGCGCGCACTGGGCGCGCAGCTCGTCGTCTACGAGATAGCGGTCTGCGCCGTCGAGGCCGAGGTGATGCCGGACAGCGCCACGGAGTTTTTTGTGGCGGCATCCCGCTGGTGCACGTTGAGTCCGTCGAACCAGGCCACGGCCATGGCCTGCTCCAGTCCCGGGTAGGACTCCTCGGCCGCCAGGCGTTCGTCGCGGCTGTAGGGCACGGGTGTTCCTTCGTCGCCCAGCATCCCCTCCCAGCCCACAACCACTTCGTCGAGCAGCTCAGGGATGGTCATGCGCCGTACCTCCTGCGAGCCATCGGGCTGCGTGGCGGGCTTGCCGACGACGATGAGTTCATTGATCTCGTCACGCCGCGCCTTGCCCAGGCGCTTGAACACGACGGCAAAGTGATGGGCTCCGAACCTGCCCTCATCGACGGGCAGGTACAGCGTTGCGGGAACGGAGATGGTGGGCTTGAGCCCGGAAATCTTGACGGCCATGGTGATCCTTGGATGTGTAGTTGTCAGGCAGGGAGGTGAGGCGTCAGATCTCGATGGACCACTCGTCGTTGCCCGCGTCGGAGGGAATGAACGACAGGGGGATGGTGATCATCTGCACGCCATCGCTGTCGCTGTAGGTCGGCTTGCCAATCTGGGCGCGCGCGCTCTTGAAACTGACGGTGTTGGTGGCGCCGGGGCCATGCTTGAGCGTGACGGGCACGATGGCGCTGGCACGCGCCAAGCCGATCCAGTCCTTGGTGGCCACGCTGGTGTTCTCGAAGGTGACGCTGCCCGTGGACTTGCGGTCCGTGATTTCCACGGTGTCCACGTTCATCAGGTCGCGCTTGACCACCTGGTTGCCGCACTTGAAGCTGAAGGCGCTGCAGGCCACCGCCAGGCCGTCGAGGGTCAGTTGGGTGTTGGTCTTGTTGACGCCCAGGGGAGCGACGAAGTCGCTGTAGTCCACTGCCGGCAGGGCCTCATCCACGGCGGGGACGAAGGAGCCCGTGAACTCGAACTTCCACTTGGGAATGGCCTTGGCATCGGTGCTGAACTCCACCTCGCCGCGTGCACCATGCATCTTGTAGAGGGTGCCGTCCACGTTGCCGTAGATGGTCACGCTCTGGATGCCGTCGGTCACGGGAGAGAAGACCGTCTTCACGCCAGTCTCGGTGCTGGCGCTGGCGGCGCACGCACGCAACAGGTCGGTCACGCCGGGACGCTCACCCGCTGCGGCCACACCCGCGAATTCCACGGAGAACGCCACCTTCTGGTATTCGGTGACCAGGGTGCTGCCGCTGGAGCCGAAGAAGGGACGGATGTTGTTGCGCTCGACCACATCGCCCTCGATGGGGGTGAGGGTCACGTCGCTGACCAGCATGGCATTGGCCGCCAGCGGCACGACGGCCGTGCCGACAACGGTTTCAACCAGGGCCAGGAGGGCCATCTTGCGCATGATCTTTGCTGCCATTTGGAAAATCCTTTGAAGAGATGAGGAGAGGTTTCGCGGCCTTGGGCGCCGTTCTCCAGCGCCGCGGACCACAGGGGTTGCGGGAAAGTTGCGGGTATCCGGTCTAGGCCCGGTTTGGTGGTGTGCAGGTCACAGGTAGCTCCAGGTTCTGAGTTGCAGGACAACGGAGTGGCAACGCACTCCCGCGAAATCCACAGGCTCGGCTCGCATGACCTGCACGCCATCGGTGCTGTCGTCGCTGCCTGCCAGGGGACCGGGCTGGCACACGCCACCCAGGGTCGGATCGGCTCGCACCAGGGCGCGGAACTGCTCGACCAGGTCGTCCAGCAGCAGTTCGCTGGCCTGGGTGTCGGCGATGGCCAGGTAGCCATGCAGCGTCCACTGGTGCACGCTCACCGTGCGGGCCGTGCTGCTGCCGTGCTCGGCCGTGCTGCTTCTGCGCAGCCACCAGCCGCGGACATGGGCTGTGCCTGCTGCAGGCGGCGTATACCTGAACAGGGCGGCCAGCTCGGCATCGCTGGCGGCATGGCGTTCGCGGTCCTGCACAACGCCGATCTGCGGCACCGAGGCCAGGACGGCCACGATGGCGTTGCGATGCTGGGCCAGTGCATTCATGAGCGCAGCACCGGAAAGGCCGCCGCCACACTCGCCGCAGCCTCGGCCACGATGGGCCGCAGATGGGCGGCAAAGAGCAGGAACAGTTGTGCGATGGCGTACATGGGTCACTCCGTTGGGGGACGCAGAAAAAGATGCGTCGTTGCGATGGAGTGACTGTGCCGAGGCAGGCAAAAATGAATAAGGCCTGCATATGCAGGCCCGGTTTCAGCGTCCACAGGCGCGCGACTTCTCAGGCGCAGCGGACCTGGATGCCAGGCACATGTGCCTTGGCCCGGCACATCCCAACGGCCAGGCAAGCGCAAACGTCCTGCCGCTCGCGCAGGCACGGACGCACGAAAGAGGAGTACGAGAAAGGCAGGGAGAAGACGGAAGCGCGCAGGCTGGTCTCAGGCCCGCGGCAAAGTCTTTGGAGCGATGCTGGGCGGCACGGCCCTGGGGCTAGAGTTCTCCGCCGTGCCAGAGGACCCGGCCGCAGATGCGCAGCCGGTTGGCCGCTTCGCCTTCCAGTACCTGGGGCGGATAGGCGGGGTTGTAGCTGACGATGCGCACACCGCCCGTGCTGAAGTCACGCTCCAGCAGCTTGACGTAGTTCTCACCCTCCAGCTCGATCACATAGACACCATCCTGGGTCAGCGTATCGACCGAGGTGTTGACCAGCAGGATGTCGCCGTCGTTGATGCGGTCCGCCATGGATCTTCCACGGGCACGCACGATCTTGGCGTTGTGCCTGCCCAGTCCCTTGGACTGCAGCCAGGACGAACGGAAGGCGAAGCGGCCTATCACCTCGTCGGGGCCGTTGACGGCCCCATGCCCAGCGCTGACATGCGCATCGAGCATCTCGATCTGCGTGAACTCGTCTTCGGCCGCCCCACCATGCCGAGCGACAGGCTTCGCCGCGCCCGTGCCGTTGAAATACTCCAGCGGCCGGCCCGCTCGCTGCGAGGCCCGCAGCAGTTGCCGTGCCGGCACTTCGCCGCGCTTGCGCCAGGTCCGCACCGTTTCAGGCTGAACCTCCATGCCCGCCATCCAGTCGGGGCCCAAGGCTTCAGCCATGCGCGCCAGTACCTCATCAACGTTGGATGTAAGCGCATCAGTCACAGGTTTTGCAGGCATGGCGAATCTTGACAGTGGTTCGTTATGGACCAAGAATATGGTTCAAATTGAACCGTTTCCTTTTGAACCAAGAGCGTACAGCCAAAATGCATTCCGAACACCATCCGGCACCCGCCTTCCAGGGCTTTCGGCCTGCTGCCCTGCCCTCCACTATCGGCATGCACGCGCCCGTGGCAGCTGCCTTGGACCCGCATCATGGCACTTGCAGCGATCTGCTTCCGCCCCTGCTGCAGGACTTCGAGCGCCTGATCGGGCTGCAGCCCACGATGGCCCTGGTGCAGCGCTGGGGTGGACTGCGCATCTACATTCCCACACCGGACAAGGTCACAGTCGAGCATCCCTATGCGGCCACCATCGGCGTGCAAGCCTTGCTCCAGCTCGCCCGTGAGTATGGCGGCCTGCCCCACTTCCAGCTGCCCAGGGCGGCGCGTGCACTGCAGGCACTGCGCAACCAGCGCATCGCTGCAGACTACGCCACGGACAAAACGGCACGGCAACTGGCTGCCGAGCATGGGATTACGGAAGGCCAGGTGGGGCGCATCGTTGCGGCGCTGGGCGTGACAGCACCGGCCAGGCGACGGCGCAATCTCGTGGGCTGA